CAAATCAGAAAATGGTATGCGCGTAGCTGTTCTCAATGCTCCAGATGAAGATACTGCAAAGTTCTTTGTTCAATTAAAATCTATGGAAGAAGATGATGTCTTTGTTCCTGCCGAAGTTATAGAAATTTCTAAATACGATCCATCACATAGAATTAGTTTAACGATTCATTAATCCCCCTAAAGAATGCTAGGTGGGCCCACCTTGAGTGTGTGGGGGGAAAGGAAAGCCCTTTTATGGCGCCCTAGCGCACCTATAAGTTACAAGCTAGGCTTAGCTGGCTTGTTATCGTTAACCCAAGCTGGAGTCTCTAAAGTTGTTTGTGCAACTTTAGGTTTGTCGGTATGACCGACAGACTTAAATCCAATAATATTATTTTTATCTGGATAGTCCGGGTTATTACTTTTCTCAATACCAAAAGTTGAGATAACTTTTAAGCCAACCAACTCGCCAGCATTTGACGGTGGATTGCTTTCAAGTCCAAGAGCTTTGAGAAGTTTAGAAAACTGCCTAGATGCAATCTCTCTAACCATCTCTTGTTTCTCTTGGTCAGGATTGGTATACCAAAGATTAAAATTGTTTCTAGCAATCCAACCTTTGTATTTATCACCTGCAACAGCTACCTCTAACTTAAGATAAGAATTACCTGCTTGAGAAACAGTTTTCTCGCAAGTCTTTATCTCAGTCACATAATCGCCTTCGGGGATGAAGGAGTTATCACTTTCTTTCGTTTCGAAATTAAACTTGACATCTGCAAAATCGCTCATATTAGCCTCCTGTTGTAAAACCAAGTTTATTAATAATATGCGTTAAGTTAGGCTCTTCAAAAGTATCTAACTTACCACTCCTGTCTTTGGCGGTGTAATTCGCGCCAAGGGTTGTTTGTAACCAACGATTGGTTACCTTCTTACCTTCTTCATTTTCTTCTTCAAAAACTCTAAGTACTAGAACTTCATCAAAGAAGTAAGGTATTTGAACTGGAAGTTTTGCACCTACCATCATAGGTTGATACGTAAACATTCCGGTTTGCTCATCACGTATCTTGTCCTCTTTAGCAACAAAGATGACGTGAATTTTGAGATCCCTAAACCTACGCATAGTTTTGGTCATAATTTCTATAACCTCGCCATAAGCACGTCTTGGGTCTTTGCTTTTAGCTTTTTCAGCTGCAAGCAAAATCTCTGACATTTCTGTCACGCTGTCCAAGCAAACGGTATCGTAATCAAGTTGACCTGACTCAAGTAGTTGAGCGATCTCCTCGATTTCGTGCGCTTCTTTAACCTCAATAGCAGTAACGTTCTCTTGATCTCTAATAGATAAGAGTCCGGCCTCCATACTGATGATTAAAGTTTTGCCTGGGGCAGTTGCGCAGGTAGTCGTCTTACCTGCTCCTGATGCTCCGTAGATTAAGATTTTTGCACCTTGTTTTTCTACGAGTTCATTAGGACTTTTTATACGACTCAATATATCAGACATATATCTTCTCCTTTTTTTTATAAAAAGTATTTTAATTTAATTTATTTAGAATTACAATTAGTCAACAAGAAAATATGAACGGATTGTAAAATGAATGAAGTGCACAAAGATCAATGGAAAGTAAACTATCTTTGGAGGTTAAAAACTTTAACCGATAGAGAGCTTAATACATTTCTTGCAGAAAAACTAGAACCTGAATACAAGGAGAGAGAGGTGCGAAGATATACCTTAAAAGAATATATTGAATTTGTAGGTACAGAACCTGCAGCAGAATTATTTGATTGCTCGCCAGCAACTACTAAAGCTTGGCGATATGGTTTAAGACAACCGTCAATCAAACAAGCAAAAAAAATAATCAAAGCTAGTGGGGGCAAACTTGATTTTGAATCTATATATGGACCGCTAGAAGACAAGAGTGAAAGTTAATAGTGTTCAATTTAAATATTACAGCGCAAGATACTGCGTTGGATTTAGCGCTTGCGTATGCTGAGTTTGGCGTAAGTGTAGTACCACTACATCGTCATAATAAAGTTCCACCTAAAGAGTTAGGCGGATGGCAGCAGTTTCAAGAACGCCAACCAACGACAGAAGAAATTACCAAATGGTTTAAAGGTAGGGATGATTTAGTTGTAGCCTTAGTCTGCGGAAAATTTATAGTAGTCGACGCAGACACTCCTGAAGCTGTTAATTGGGCTGACGCTACCCTCCCTACCACCCCATTCAAAGTCGCTACAGGTAAAGGCGTACACTATTACTATAATAATCCTGAAAACTTTACTACTTATGTAGCAAGAAGAACCGCAACAACCGAACCTGAGAAACTTATAGATATAAGAGGGGTAGGCGGCCTTATTGTTGCGCCTCACAATATTCATGCAACCGGAGCTATCTATGAACCAATTACTATTCCTGATTGGGAATTAGATGATATAGATGATCTTCCTGATTTTACTAAGGAGCTTTGGGTAAAAATAACTGGAGCAGATAAAGTAAATGGTAAACCAATACAAACACCATTATCTTTAGACGGTGTAACAGAAGGATCAAGAAATGACCAAGCCGCAAGACTTGCTGGTTATTTAATAGCAAAAGATTTAAATATAGACTTTGTACATTTCTTTGTTAATTCTTGGAATCAACAAAATAAACCACCTCTTCCTGATTCAGAAATACAAACAACAGTTAACAGCATACAAAAAACTCACGAAAGAAAAAACCAACAAGCACCAGCATATATATCTAAATTGCATCATATAGATGAGCCTGTTGATCTATATAACCCACCAGGAATTATCAAAGACATTTACGATTATTCTGAGCGTATAGCGCAGATCTCTCAACCAGCTTTAAGTATGCAAGCAGCACTCGCTCTTTGTTCTGTAACTTTGGGAAGAATGTATAAGACCAATATGAATAATTTCTCATCTTTGTTCTTTATGTGTATTGCAAAATCAGGGCAAGGAAAAGAAAACGTTAAAACAGTTATTGAAGCTATTTTAGATAAAGCTGGTTATTCTGATCTTATGGCTGGTGATGGCTATACATCAAGTGGTGCTATCTATTCTATTCTTAGATATAAACCAACACACATTACAGTTATGGATGAATTTGGTAAGAGATTAGAAAGCATATCTAATTCTAGCAACTCAAACAAAGAAGACGCTATTCAAGTTCTTATGGAAACATGGGGAAGATGTCATGGTACTTTGCGACCTGACAATTATTCTATGATGACGTTAACGCAGAAACAACAAAAAGAAGTGCTAGATAGATCAACTATCAAACCTGCAATAACGTTGGTCGGTATGAGCGTACCAAAGAATTTCTATGGTGCGCTCTCAACCGGTCGTATTGTAGATGGATTCTTAAATAGATTTATTGTTGCTGAATCTACTATTCCAAGAACTGTTGGAAAAATGAAACCATTTGTTGAGCCACCTAAATCAACAACAGATTGGGTAGAACATGTTCGTCAAGTTAAAAATGAAATAGAGCAAATTGCCATCAATAATGCAGAAATGGATTTTAAACAAAGAGTTATAGCTTTCTCAGATGAAAGTAATCATCTTTTAGAAAAGCTTGCATACGATTTAGTAGAGCAACAAAACAGATTAGAAAAAGATGGATTGGAAGTATTGCTATCAAGAACAAGAGAAAAATCTATGAGACTTGCTTTAATTGCCGCGTTAGCAGATGACCGCAATGCAAAGGTTATTCCTGTAGAAATAACTAAGTGGGCAATTGATTACGTTAACTATTACGATCAGCTATTAGTAGAAAGCTGTAGAGATAAAGTTGCTGGATCAGAAATGGAAGGAAAGATCAAGCAAATACTTAACTTTATTAGATCGCAAGGCGACTGGGGTATCAGCAAACGCGATATTGATAGAAGAGAAATATTTAGATCAATGAAGTCATACGAAGTCAAAGAGATTATAGAAAGGCTTAAAAATGCTGGTGAGATACAAGAAAAAGATTTAAAAGCTAAAGGAACAGGTAGACCAACAAAAAGAATTGTTGCGATTGATCCTGAATTTTTTGAAGAAGAATAAAAGGAGATAACTATGAATCCAAAACCTAAGATGGAAACGATCAACGATCAAAAACGGGAAGAACGTGTCGCTGGTTTTATAGAAGGACTTTGGAATGTTCGTTGCAACAAATTACCAGTTAGTTATGGATTAGATTACTGGTGCGAATCTAAAGAAGTATGTTTTTGGATGGAAGTAAAATGCAGAACTTTTAGTATAGAAAGATACGACACTTTATTATTATCGGCATCTAAATTAAGAATGGGTGCGGCCTTATCTATAGCTACTAATCATCCATTTGTAATTGTTTATGCTATGACAGATAGTGTTTATAGCCACACTTGGCAACGCGACAAAGTGTACGATATTCGTTTTGGTACAGTAGCTGAACCAATATACGAAGAAGACTCTGAGCCATATGTGCATTTTTCTAGAGATGAACTTGAATGTTTATCGCCATATCCTCTAGGATTTGATCGCGAAGAGATGGGATTAGTTAAGAAGAAATAATATGCCAATTAATAGTAGAAACAAAGGAGCAGGTTTTGAGCGAGAAATAGCCAAAACTTTAAATGAATTTTTTGAAGAGCAAGGAATAGACTTTGCTTGTAAAAGAAATCTAGATCAATATCAATCTAAAAATCTTTGCGATATCAATATTCCTTTTCACGCCGTTGAATGTAAGTTTTACAAAGAGGGCGACTGGTATCAATCAGGCTGGTGGAATCAAGTATGTGAATCTGCCGGCAACAGAATCCCTGTTTTAATTTTTAAATACAACAGAAGAAGTACAAAAGTTTGCGTACCTATTTACGCTGTTAATACCGAATGGGAAAAAACCAATAAAATAGTAAATGTAATGACGCTAGAAGATTGGTTGGAAGTTCTCAAAAAGAACTGGAAAGAATACGAAAAAATGGATTTTGAAAGTTAGGCTAATCTGCCAAGTCTTTGCGCTATATCAATATTTGCAGGAGAGCCGCCTAATAGACTAGGAGCCATTATTCCTTGCGCTTG